TTGGATATTCAGGAAGAGCTGTTAGCACTACACACTGACAATTATTTTCCCTGGTACTTCCAATCTCAAACAGCAGATTATAACGACAAATTTGCAAATTTAAAAGATGTTGAATGCTTTCAATTTAGTCATGGATCTTTTTATAATGGTAAAAAACTTAGTGAAGTTTTCGAATACACAAAAAAAATTTTAAACTATATAGATGGTCCTTTTGATATTTTAAGGATAAAGTCAAACTTCACAACCAACATTACTAATTATAAGTCAGGAGACCATCAACCTATTCATGTAGATAGTAATAGAGATAATGTATCTTTACTATATTATGTTAACGACAATGACGGAGGAACATTATTTTTTGATAATAATAATAATGTTACACAAAGAGTAAATGCAAAGAAAGGCAGACTTGTAATTTTTCCTGCCAATATGAAACATGCAGGATTTAATCCTATTAAGTATCAATATAAGATTGTGGTAAATTATGTTCTTGACAACAACAAATAATAGTAGTACAATATGGCTATGAATAATATAAAACGTATAGGCTTTGCATGTAAATACATGCACACAGATCAAACACAGAAAAAGAAACTTCTCGAGGAAATACAGCGACCGCTAAATACTCGTAGCACAACAGTACAGTGGCTTAATAGACAGACACGTGATGTTGCTGAAGAACGCTTGTGGGAACTTATGGTCCATAACATTGCGTCATACAAGAGGTTGATTGAATATGTGGGAAGCCTTCCTCCAGAACTTCGTATGGTCCGATTGGGTAGCGATGTACTTCCTGTTTATACCGAGCCTACTTGGTGTTATTATTGGCGCAAGCCTGATGTTATTGCCTACTGCGAAAGAGAGTTTGCAAAAGTCGGAGAAACAGCAAGAGCCCTCGATGTCCGACTATCGATGCACCCAGGCCAATTTACTGTACTTGCAAGCGACAACCCAGAGATTGTCGAAAGATCAATAGAGGAGTTTGAATATCATGTTAATTGCATCAGATGGATGGGCTATGGCCAATCGTTCCAAGACTTTAAATGCAACGTCCATATATCCGGTAGGCAAGGTCCAGCCGGTATCAAACACGCAATCAACAACAGACTTTCTCCAGAAGCGAGAAACACGATTACGATCGAGAATGACGAAAACAAATGGGGTCTCGACGCAAGCCTCGAGCTTGTCGACACCTGCGCATTGGTACTCGACATACACCATCACTGGTGCCGTGAAGGTGAATATATACGTGCCACCGACGATAGATTTAATCGCGTGATAGATTCGTGGCGTGGTGTGCGTCCTGTAATACATTATTCATACAGCCGAAACGAACACTTGCCTGACGGCTATGCCCATGTAGGCATGCCTGATATGACTACACTACTAGAAGCAGGCTACAAGAAAGCTAAACTACGAGCGCATAGTGATTACTATCCTAATAATGCTGTAAATGACTGGGCTTTATCCTTCTTATCATATGCAGATATTATGTGTGAATCCAAATGTAAGAACCTTGCTAGTATAAATTTATATAAATACTATATAGGAGACAAACATGAAAACAAAAGGCATAAAAAAGAACTTGTCCTTGGATAAAATTAAAGGGATCCGTATTGATACAGGGCCTGTAACATATGTCCCTGTTGTAAAAGAATATAAATTTCCAACACCTGAAAAATCTATAAAAGCTAAAGATAATATTAAGAAAGACGGCTGGAAATATTAGGAGTTAAAATGAAAAATTGGATTAAAGCAAGAATTGAGGAACGCACATCAATGGATGGTGCTGTTCTAATAGGATTAGGACTAATTGTATTGATTGCAGGACCTTTTGCAAAACTAGCCGCTTATGCTGCAATAGCATATGGTGCGTGGACTATCTGGAAAAAAGACTAAAGTTTACTTATATCTAAACCACTACTGGCTGGTAAATCCCAGATTTGTTTCCTTGTGACTCCCATCTTTTGAGCAAACTTTTTACTATCGCAACTACTACATACATGAAAATAATTATTGTTTATCCTATTAGGATCCATACTACTTCTTAGTCTTTCAAATTCTGTATTACAATTATCACAACGTAACACTAACACGGTGCGGTTGCGAGTGTATTCGTGCTTGACTCCGCATTTACTAAGTCTAGTGTATCGCTTTACTACCAAAAATTCTTTTATATACATAACTATATTTACATTAAGTTTATAAAAAGCAACGATAAATACATTTATAAAGGAGCCAAAATGACTGTTTGCACACTAACTGACGCCGCAAAAACACAGATAGATACTATCTGTAAAGAAAATAATGCTATTGCAGTAACATTAAATATGAAGGGTGGAGGATGTGCCGGCTTTGAATACGACTGGGGTACTATTAGCGATGCACAAGATATACAAGACAGTGATGAGATTATACCAACAGACGAAGGCTTTAGTTTAATTATAGGTTCACACAGCATTATGTTTATGATAGGAACTGTGGTAGACTACAAAAAAGATATTATAGGTTCGATGTTTGATATTACAAATCCTAATGCACAAAGTAGTTGCGGGTGTGGTGTAAGTGTTAACTTCGATATGGACAAATTACAAATACCGCTTGAGATGGAGCAATAAATGGCAAAACAAGATATTAATATTGGTGTAGAGGGTAATGACGGTACTGGCGATAGTATTAGAGAATCGTTTCGTAAAACCAATGAAAACTTTCAAGAACTGTATGCAGTTTTTGGAGTTGGTGGACAAATTACATTTACAACACTAAGTGACACACCAGATGAACTTACACCTAACACAATACCATTAGTAAATGATGCAGGTACATTAATTAATTTAGTTACACTAGCATCAAATAGTGCATTAGGAGGCGGAGCAGCAGATACAATAACATTTAGTTATGATACTGCAGGAAAACTAATTATTTCTAGCTCATTTACAAAAATGAGTGATGACCTAAGTCCTACACTAGGCGGCCCGTTAGATGCAGGCGGTTTTGGTATTGCAAACGTTGGTATAAGCACTATAGAAGCAGAACGCCTTAATACCACACACGATAATTTATCAGGACTTACAGTTGACGATTTAGTTATTACCAAAGGATATGCAGACCAAAGATACATAACATCTGGATTGCCATTACGAGTAGCAGATGAACCAACTGGTAAATTACATTATACTTGGGAAATAAGTCAGTATGTAGATGATAGTATAGAAATTGTAAGTCATTACAATGTAGCACAGGGTTTAGTAGCCGGAGGCCATGGTTTAGAAAGTGGAGCAAACGGAACTGCTGTTACTTTTAATGCAGAAGACACTGATCCTAATAACTTAGTATCAGGCACAACATATTATCTAAGAGTTGTTTCTGCAACAAGATTATACTTGTATACAGAAGCAAATAAAGCATATGCAACGACAGACGTACAAGCAGATGCAGATACATTTAAAATTAACCCTTCAGGTACTATTGCAGCAGATGACACACATACAATAGTAGATGCGGCGTTAGATACTTCATTGGCAGGTAACTTCTTATCTGACACTGCACTGCCTAGGTCTGCTGCAGTACGTAGACAAGGCGATACAATGACCGGAGAACTATACTTGTCAGATCATCCTGGCGAATTGTCAGGTCAAGGAGCACCTAACGGTGCTGAGGATCTTCAAGCTGCAACAAAATTTTATGTAGACAATACTGCATATAGTTCACCGGAAGTTTTATTTGTAAGCACCAAAGGCGATGATCTAATGGCCGGTGTGCCAGCAGGTAAAGAAGGTACATCATTAACATATGCATTTAGAACAATTAATAAAGCAGCAGAACGTGCAGAAGAATTAATAAGAAGTGCTCCAAAAGAGCCGGGCAACTACATGCAAACACTAACACACTCTGGTTTTACAAAAGATAGTGTTGTTATAAATTCTGACGTAGATGTACCTGTTTTCGAACAAGCAAGGAATCTCTTAGATAGGAACACAGATTACATTGCTGCAGAAGTAGTTGGTTTTATTAATAAAACCTTTCCTGACTTTGCTTATAATTCTAGTACATGTGCAAGAGATACCAAGCTCATAATTAATGCTATTGCATTAGACATAAACAGAGGACTTACAGCAAACTATCTTACAAGACAAGCAGCTGAAAGTTATTATTCTGGTGTAAGTGCAAGGTTAGCAATTACAACACAATTAACTCAAACTGTTGCAGGTATTGTAGCAGCAAGGGACATAGCAACTGCCATATTAACAAACGATTTATACAATCAAAAAAATATAACCACTATAACAGCCGCAGAGATTCCTGTAGTAACAACTTCCACTGCACACGGACTAGTTGATAAAGACATTGTTGTGTTTAGAGACATAAAGGGTATGGTTGAAATTGTCAATAATACTAAAAAATATGTTAGAGTAACAGG